GGTAAATGTGATCAATTTTCCCCACGCTTAGCTGTTCTTCATTTTGATGGCTGCGTTAACCATGGTGTAAAACGCGCGAACATCTTCTTACAACAGGCAGTTGGAGCAAATGCAGATGGAATAATTGGCTCAGCAACCCTAGCCAAAATCAAAATGGCACCAATCATGCCACTTCTTAACAGCATCTGCGATCAGCGAGAGCAGTTCTACAGAGCAATTGTTCGAGCAAATCCTTCGCAGGTAAAATACCTGGCCGGCTGGCTTCGTCGTATTTCGGAAGTACGCAGCTTCGTCACTCAGCCAGGCAATACATTCGCATAACCTCTATACAGGCTATCTTCAGCCTGTTGTCGTTTCCGGGGCCCGATAACCGTGTGGTATAATTATTACATGGTTGTCACTACAACCAACACAAATTTATGGATAAGATCAATGAAATTAGCGTAGTGGTAAAGCGCGATGGTACCAAAGTTGCTTGGGACCTCGCTAAATGGCAGACACAAATTGCCAAGGTCTGTGAAGGCGTTGCAGATGTGTCTCCATCCATGATTGAGATGAACGCTTTTGCCCAGTTCCACGACGGCATGTCAACTCGGAAACTGGATGAAATTGCGCTTCGCTCAATGGTTGACTTGATTGATGAGATTGAGCGCCCAGATGTGGGCAACGTCAACTACCAATACGTCGCTGGCAAGCAGCGCATCACCATGCTGCGCAAGGACGTATACGGTTCGTACCAAGTTCCACGTCTCTATGAGATAGTGAAGGCCAACGTAGAGAAGAAGCTCTACACGCCTGAGCTGCTCGAGTGGTACTCCGAGATGGAGTGGGACATGCTCGATCGGGCTATCGACCACGACAAGGACGAGGAGCTTCCATACGCTGCAGTTGAGCAGCTGTGCGAGAAGTACCTTGTTCAGAACCGCGTCACCGGTGAAATCGTAGAGACTCCTCAGGTCCGTTACATGGTTGCAGCTGCGACCGCCTTCCACGCAGAGAAGAAGGACCGCCTGAAGTACGTGAAGGAATTCTATGCTGCTGCCTCTGATGGCTTGTTCACGCTTGCTACTCCCGTGCTTGCTGGTTTGGGCACGAAGACGAAGCAGTTCTCCTCGTGCGTGCTGATCCGTTCTGATGACACGCTGAAGTCGATCTTTGCTGCAGGCCAGGTCCTCGCTGACTACGCCTCGAAGAAGGCAGGAATTGGCCTTGAGGTTGGACGTCTACGTCCCCTTGGTGCGCCGATCCGCAACGGCGAGATCAAGCACACTGGTTACATTCCATTCCTGAAGAAGTGGTTTGCTGACCTGCGTTCATGCTCTGCTGGCGGCATCCGCAATGCAGCTGCGACGATTACGTACCCGATCTGGCACTATCAGTTCGATGACCTCATCGTTCTGAAGAACAACCAAGGCACAGAAGAGAACCGAGTTCGTCACCTCGACTACTCGGTGGGTGTGAGTGCATTCTTCTGGCGTCGGTTCAAGAACCAACAGAACATCACGTTCTTTGACCCGAACGAAGTGCCTGACATGTTCGAGGCGTTCTATCGGGACAGCGCTGAGTTCGAGAAGCTGTACGAGAAGTATGAGTCAGCAGCTGTGGCAATGGGGCTGCGCGTCAAGACCCTTTCAGCAGAGACCGTGTTCAAGGACATGCTGCTGAAGGAGCGTGGTGACACGGGTCGTATCTACATTCTGAACGTCGACAACGTCAACAATCAAGGGCCGTTCGATTCGAGGATTCACCCGATCTATCAGTCAAACCTCTGCCAAGAGATCATGCAGCACACCCGTCCATTCCAAACGGTGGACGATCCGAACGGCCGCATTGCTCTCTGCACGCTTGGCTCGATCAACTGGGGTGCCTTCCGAAACCCAGATGAGATGCGTCGTCCAATTCGTATTCTGCAGCGCATGCTTCACAACCTGTTGCAGTACCAGGACTTCCTCACGATCCAGTCGGAGCTGCACAACAAGGAGTTTGAACCACTGGGAATTGGTGTAACGAACCTTGCGTACTGGCACGCCAAGCGCAAGATGAAGTACGGTGAGCCTGAGGCGCTGGCTGAGGTGAAGCGCTGGATGGAGCACATGTCCTTCTATGCGACTGAAGGCACAGTTGACCTTGCTCAGGAAAAAGGCAAGTGCCTCGAGTCGGATAACCTCTGCTATGGTAAGGGCATCTTCATTCATGAGCGTCGTGCCAAAGGTGTGGATGAGCTGACCGACTTCACCCCTTCGTCAGAGCTTGATTGGGAAAACCTGCGTCGCCGCATGGTGACTTACGGTGTTCGTAACGCCACGAACCTGGCTCTGCCGCCAGTAGAGTCCTCCTCTGTCGTGATCAACTCGACGAACGGCATCAGCAAGGTGAAGCAGCTGATCATCGTCAAGGGCTCGAAGGCAGGTGACTTCGTGCAGGTGGTTCCAGAGTACAAGAAGCTGAAGAACCACTATCAGCTCATGTACGATGAACCAGACTGCATCGATTACCTGAAGACTGTCGCGGTCATGCAGGTGTACACGGACCAGGGCATCTCAAGCGATACGTACTACTCGCCAAAGCACTATCCAGAACACAAGATTCCTGTGACGCTGGTGTTGAAGAACTTGATGCTGTGCCACAAGTGGGGGCTGAAGTCGCACTACTACCACCTCGTGGACAAGCACGCTCTGCTTGATGACCTTAAGGTCGTCGAAGAGACCAAGGAAGACGAACCAGTGAACTTTATGCCGGTTCAAGAAGATATTGACGAAGACGAATACTGCGAGGCGTGCGTACTATGATTTTTGACGACACTTTTTTCATGAAGACAGAGGAAGATGGATCACATGAGGATTCTCTTCTTGATCTTTATGCGATGATCACTGGTATCAGATCACACTCAAACCAACATGAACGTTGGTTCACCATTCAACTAGTTAGGAAGTCGGATACGCCAGCATGCAAAGCTGGTTTCAATGATCTGCATCATCGTTTTATGAGAAGTTCGGGAGGACAGATTAACCTTTCAGCTTCTTATCTGTTTTGTAAGTGGTATGCATCAAAGGACCATGATGGTTTTGCGTCATCTAACCTCATCATCAGAAACAAATGCGTGTTGAACGAAGAACATGAAACAAAATATGAAGGACGGTTTGCTACCGACATCTTCATGACGAAGTTTGAAGTTCAGTTTGATGTGGAGAAAAAAGACTGATGAGCCAACTAGACTATACCAAGATTCCAAATTACTCCAACCGCCAGATGTTCCTGGACCCAGAAGGTCCAGTGACCATCCAACGTTATGAGGAACACGCCTTTCCAAAGTTGGCGCAGTTCCTCAAGACGCAGAAGGGAGCGTTCTGGTCACCTGACGAGGTGACCCTCATGAAGGACCAGATTGACTTCAAGGAAGCATCGAAGTCGACTCGCCACATCTACACGTCGAACCTGCTGCGTCAGACGATGTTAGACTCGATTCAGGGAAGGTCGCCAGTTCAGATCTTCACTCCTGTTTCGTCTGTGCCGGAACTTGAGGGGCTGGTGCTGTGGTGGTCTGCCTTCGAGCAGATTCACAGTGAGTCGTACTCACACATCATCAAGAACATCTACAACGTTCCAGTTGAGCAGTTCAACGCGATCCATGGTATTCCAGAGATCACGACGATGGCGAGTGGGATCGACAAGTACTACAATCACCTTCACCTGCTCAACAGCAAGAAGGCGCTGTACGACACCTGTGAAGATGAAGCCATGAAGAAGTGGCTGTACGTGCCAGAGCATGACTACGTGAAGGCGGTGTGGATGGCGCTGATCGCGTCATACGGCCTCGAGGCGATTCGCTTCATGGTCTCTTTCGCTACCTCGCTTGGCATGGTGGAGAACAAGATCTTCATTGGCTCAGGCAACATCATCTCGCTGATCCTTCAAGATGAGACGCTGCACACCAAGTGGACCGCGTACATCATCAACCAGCTGGTCAAGATCGACCCGCGCTTCCGTGAAGTTGCAAACGAACTTCGTCAGGAAGCACTGGACGCGCTCATCTCTGTCATCGATGAAGAGAAGAACTGGGCAAAGTTCCTGTTTAAGGAAGGTCCTATGATCGGCCTGAACGAGAAGATCATGGTGGACTTCGTGGATCACACAGCACCTCTGAGGCTAGCCGACATTGGCATCAAGATTCCAACTCGTGTGAAATCGACCCCTCTACCGTGGTACAACAAGCACTTCAATACCAATAAGAAGCAGACCGCGCTTCAGGAGAACGAGAGCGTGGCGTACGTCATTGGTTCAATGACGTCAACTATCGACTACTCAGAACTTCCAGACCTTTGAAAGGAAAAACATGTTCACACTCTACACGAAAGCTGATTGCCCAAACTGCGACAAGGCAAAACAACTTCTTGCAGCTAAGGGGCTTCCATTTCAGGCACTTCAGCTTGGTAAGGACTACACACGTGAGGAACTACTTGAAAAAATTCCAACGGCTCGCATGATGCCGCAAATCCTCAAGGATGACCAGTTGATAGGCGGTTTCATGGAGCTGAAGCAGATGTTGACCACAAGCTGAGCGCGCGCCAGATACAGCATTAGTTGCTAAATAAGAATCGCCACCCTCGAGGTGGCATTTTTATGCGCGCTCCAAGCTGCAAAAAATTTCCAAATAACACACAAAGTAGTGTACAAATTTTTAGGTTAGTGTATAATAACTACATCAACCAAACAACCTGAAGGAAATCAAAAATGTCGATCTTCGATAAAGCCAAGAAAGTTGAAGCAAAACCGGCAGCAGCAAAGAAAACCAAGCAAGAAATCGCCATCGCAGGTATCCAAAGCCTGGCAGAAATCAAGGCGATGATGCAGAACCTGGAAGCTGTAGCGAAAACGCTTGAAGGTGAAGTCAAGGAAGCCGGCTTCGCCAAGTTCCTGGAAATGGAAACGAACATCCGTCCGGAATCGTTCAAGGGCGTCGACGGTATGGCAACCTGCTCGGTCGAAATGCGCAAGCGCAGCACCGCATCGGCGCTGAATGCCGATGAAGTGGAACTCCTCGAAAAAATGGGTCTGAAGCCCTTCACCCAGGTGGTTACCACCGAGATGTTCGGCATCAACCCGATCTACGCAGCCAACGAAGAGCTGATGAACAAGGTCTCGAAAGCCCTCGAAAAGATCGTTCCGGAAGACTTCATCGTCCTCCAGGCCGGCGTGACCAAGCAAGTCGTCGACGACGCCCTCTGCGATGCAGCCTTCAAGATGCCGGCCGGCGAAGATCGTGCAACTGCACTGCGGATGGTGACCACGATGGCACTGAAACCGAAGCTGAACGCCGACTACCCGATGGAAGCGCTGGCTTCGAACGTCAGCAAGTACCTGGTTCCGGAAGTCAAGGAAGAAGCCAAGGTTGCAGACCTGGAAGCCGAAGCAGTTGCGCTCCTCGAATCGACGACCACGACGGTTACCACGACCACGACGACCAAGAAACCGCGCAGCAAGAAAGCAACTCCGCAAGACTAATCAAAAGGGAGCTTGGCTCCCTTTAATATTTTTGGACCAAGGTGATCGAGGAAAGTATGAGCGAAAACGAAGTCATCACTCCAGTAGAAATTCCGTCTACGGCTGCATGTGGTGGAGTAGGAGTCAGCCAACTTGCGTATGCCTTCGCAAACGCGAAGCCACTCAAGCCGTCTGTGCCACCGCCTGCGGCTCCAGCCGCTCCCGTCAAGGCAAAACCTGATCGTCGCGATGGTGGAAGGACCCTCCATGAGCGGCTGGAATTTGACCGCTTCGTGGTCCAGTACTACCAAAACAAGTTGATCTCGTGCAAGGCACGTGGGATCGCCTTCAACCTCACGTTCCTGCAAGTGAAGAACCTAATGCGTGCCAAGAAGTGTCAGTACACCGGCGTCCCGCTGACCCATACCCAGAGCGGATCGTCCACGCAACGTGATACAGACCTGACGATCGAGCGAATTGACAACAACCGCCCGTACGAAACCGGAAATGTCTGCGCCGTTAGCTTCGCTGCAAATCAAGCGAAGTCGCTGTTTGATGCAAAGTTCGGCAAGGACGCCGTAAAGATGATTCATGCGATGAGCAAGTCGCTGAAGAAAAGGGGAATCAAATGAAAATTTTGGTCTGCTTCGGCATGGCTTTCCGTCTCACCGAGAAGAACTACAAGAAGGCCCTCGAAAGCATCAGAGATACAGGCGGTGTCGACATAGAGAAATTAGGCACTCGCATCGGTGAATCCCTGAACATCACCGACATGACGTCCAACGAAGCTGCTGAAAAACTGGAGGCATTGAATGACCGTACAAGAACTCGTTAATTTTTGTGTTGCCAACGGCATCGACCTGAACAGCACCCACATCGCGCTGCGTGCCAAGGACGACTACCTGCTAACTGCAGATAAAGTGAGCCTCGATAAGACCTACTTTGGCAACTGCAGGGATGGCGATGCGCTGATGGAGAAGATCGCTCCGAGGGATGCCGACGACGAAATTGACTATGACAACGCACCACAATTCTTGGTGCTGGATACTGGAAGGGGATGAAAATGAGCCGCAAAATTACCACTTTAAAACTGCAGACTCGCGCCAAACGACCGCAGCAAGAGGTCGTGCTGCCGAGCAATGCGATTATCATCGACGTGCAGCTCATCGACGAGGGCTTCTGCGAGACCTCGATCGAACTGACAATTCTCGGCGGCGATGAAACCGAGAAAGGCACCTTCATCGTTGCTCAAAAGACCGACTTTGTTGTGGGTGAAGTCGACTACATCGGCAAGGCAGCAGAGGTCTCCAGGCACGGCCGCACGGGCTACGAAAAGACGTACTACATTTTCAAGGTAAAGCAATGAAGCGCGGGACTGAAGTGGCAGTTTGCCACGACGGCAAATGGGGTCGCCGCGTGAAAGGCGTGGTGGTCGCCACGGCCAAAGGCAGCCGAATCAAGGTGCAGTTTCCTAGCCCTGTCGATGGAACTGACGTCGAGTTCTGGGCTCGAGTCATCCCATCTATCCGTTATCGTCAGGTAAAACGGGCAAGGTACGGAACGGTGATCACCCTCAAGAACTACAAGCACTTCGGCGGGTGGGCTGACATCCAGTGGTTCTGTCCATGGTTTGCGGTGTACAAGTGGCCGCGGAAAGAAGACGAGGAATGACATGAACATCGAGATCGTTAAGCACTTCCAACCTGAAGACACGGAATTCTACGGTGACTTCTACTGCACAGTCGAGGTAGGCACCGATGACGACATCAAGTCTCCTTTCGACCTTCTCGCCACCTACCGTGGCAGCAACACTCGCGAGGCTGAGGCGTTTGCCGCAGGCTACGCGCAGGCCCTCCAGACAGTGGGTTGGTCCAAACACATCGACATCGTCTTCGTAAACAAAAATGACGCTGACTGCGAAACTGACTAAACGTTGTACTTTTTGGCGAGGTCATTGTATAATGACCTTACTGAAACTTTTAGGAACGAAAATGAAGACGAGAATTCAGTGGAGCGAAGCCGAGTGGATTGCCGTTGCTCGCGAGCTGTACCGTATCAGGCCAGTTGAAGAATACCTTCGCTCAACTACCATGATCGGGCTGCAGAAGGAGGACTTCTTTGCAGCGCAACAGGTCCTTCCTGAAAATCGGCGGCGCTCTCGAACGGCAGTGCACGCCATGAGCGTGGTCCGTCCAGGCCTCGTCAAGGCAATGGCGGTGGTTCGCGCCGAGGTCGATGCAGCCATCCTCCGTAAAAAGGCGGAAGATGAAACTGCGGCGCTCGAGGCCCAAGCGGCCGCCACCGTCATGAAAGAAGTTCTTCCTCCTGTCAATCCGTATGAAGCCGCCTTCGCTCCGCTGATTGACATGATCGCTACGGAAGTTACGAAGCGGATTCAGCAGATGCTCGTGACCACGCTTCCACAGCTCGCCGGCTACAAAGTGGAAGCTAAGCTCCAACCCGTCGAGAAACGACTGAAATTCGGCGTAATTGGCCCCTTGTCGGTTCAAGCTCAAGACATCAAGAAGGCATTTCCTGACATCGACTTCGTCATCGTCGAAAGCAGCAAGGGTGCCTCCGCTCCAGGGCACGTCATGAACTGTGACAAGATCATCGGCATGACGGACTTCATGGACCACTCCGTCGATGGCCTCCTCAAAAGCCGCTTTGGTGAACGGTACCACCGTTGCGCCGGCGGCGTCTCGAAGATCAAGCACCTGATCGGGATTCTTTCCAACTCGCTCAAGCACAAAGCAACAACATAATGCGCGTGGGCACCCTCGCGGGTGCCCAAAACTGGAGAAGTATGAATGAATAAAATTTTGGTTGTAGTGATCGCAGCTCTCTTTCTCTCGAGCTGCGAAGATCACGATGACACAAAGGGCAAACCCAAGCTCGTGCGATTCAAAAGCCTGCCAGCTGAACTAGCTGATTGCAGGACCTTTGTGGTGACTACTGACTACAACGTCAGTATGGTCATCACACGTTGCCCGATGAGCACCACGAACACTCGGTATGGTAAGTATGGCGACACGACAACCATAGATGACAGCCCATCTCCAGATGTTGACTGCGACACCGGTGATCGCCCAAAAGAAAAATAAAAATATGTACATTTCCTCAGGTTGATGGTATAATGAATCTATCAAAACAAACCTGAGGAAATAAACATGGCAACCAAGTACAATCGCATCAACTCGAAAGGCACCTATAACTGCGCTATCTGTGGTAAGCTGACTCGCGACACGGGCCACGGCGAAGCAGACGTCGACACGGGCTACTGCAAGAAATGCCTGCTCGAGTGTTACATGGAAAATGCGTTTAACGACTATGGTGAAGATTCGGAACAATACAAGCAGGCCAAGAAAGAATACGAAGCCTGCGTATAATCGAAAGGGGTGGAGACCTAAGGTCTCCACCCAGCAACCGTATTGGAGTTTCACATGATTACCGTCCAACAAATCAGCAAAGAAATCACGATGGAGCAGATCATCAAGACCATTCGTGAAGACCTTAAAACGCCAAAGCATGTTCGCCTCGTGCTATTCGACAAGGACATGGTCATTCACGTTGCCGAGTTCTGTCCAGAGACTGCGATCCTGAAATCTGGGAGACTGAATACATTGCTGACAGAACAAATCAAACATGATCTCAGCGATGCAACTCGATTTACCCTCGAGGAAATCGATTAAGTCTGATAGACCCAATAATATGAAGTGCCCATGGCAACGACGAACTGGTTATTTGCGAATTTGATTGTTCCAACTGTTGGTGTTGGTGTTGGAAATGAGCCCACTGACCAATTAACGAAGTCGGTAGTGGTGTATAAGCGATTCGTGCTATTATGATTTACAACAAAAAGACCAGCACCATATGCTGCATCTCTAAGGATTGTTGTTTCGCCAGTGTCATAAGCAGGAACTGACCAGTTAATGCCGTCAGTAGAGATATGAAATGGATTTGTTGCAGTTGCGTTAGACCATGTAACGAGTTTATCTCCAATGTCAATAATCTTTGTTGTTGCAGGAGATCCAACTGATACTGGAGTCCACGTTTCACCATTGTCAGTTGAGCGACGAACTGTCGAGCCAATTGTACCAAGCCACATGTTGAGACGTTGAACGTAGATTAGACCTGTAAATCCAGTTGCACCAGTTTTTGATGTAATGTTTGTCCAAGTAATGCCGTCGTCAAGGGATCGAACAGTGCCACCCACGGTTGTTCCACTTGAGTAAAGTGTTGAAGCAATGACAACACCATTACCACAGGCTATACCACCAAAAGCCCAACGAAGATTTAGTGGAAGACTTCGTAAGGCCCAGTTTACACCACCATCATCTGAATAATAAAGGCCAGAATAACTGTTATTGGAATCGTTAGTAGGAATCATGAATATTCGACCTGATGTCGGGCTTTTTGCCATGGTTCCATAGTTACCTGATGGCAAGGTAGGAGAAGTAGCATTGATGCGTGTAAAACCTTGAGTTGCATCAGTTGCTTTCAGCAGGACGTTTCCAGTGTTTAACTGATAGAAGGCGTCACCAGTAGAGTTAACTTGATTCACGTTCTGAACAACCTTGACGAAGTTGTTCATATCAAAAGAACTTAGCCCATAGTTTCTGCGGTAGGGTGACAACGTAATAAGCGGCATTGGACCTCCAGTGTGTTTTTAATATTTATGAGGAGACTGAAATGAATGAATCATATGTTGGCATCTATGTTTCTGCCTGGGAGCCAAACAAGGCGTTCCACCTGGCTGACTATTCTGTGGAGGATGCGGTCCTTCCAAATACCTATCCTGGGTTGATCTACAAGAAAACGGGCAGCCAATTCGTGCAGGTGCTGGACGACCTGACGGAAGAAGAAAAGAACTTCTTCACGGCTGATCCTGTGCTCAAGCAGTTTGTGCAAGACACCATTGTCAAAAACTGCGAAAATGGATCGAACTACGACGCAGCAGTTTGGGCCTGTCACTTCAATCCGTTCCTGCAAGGTTTCTCAACTTTTCATTTCGAGGTGTAGATCATGCTGTTCTACATTGTCAACTTGAATTATCCACCAGCTCCCATTAAGGAGCTGGACCTCGAGGTGAAGGTCTGCAAGAAGACGGTGTGGGGCATCGCAAAGAATGGGCGCCGGTATCTTATCGGCGCCAGCGCATTTCAAACTCTTCCTTCGGCGGAGCGTTGTCGTCGTGGGGCGCTTGAGAAGCTAGTTGAAAGCTCCTGGCAAAAGATGTTTCGTTATCACACGTGGGAGGCTGCCAACAAAGCTTTGACACTTCATTAAATTGCAAAAAAGTAATGTACATTTAGCTGATGCCAGGTTATAATAACTCTATAGACTACAAAAATAGAGGTCCAAATGGATTACACAACTTACCAATACCTGTATCCTCCTCGTCCTGTTGCAAAGATCGCGAAGACAATGCTGGGCTTCTATCAAAATCGTGGTTATGTTGCACAGAAGAAAAAGAATGGAACGTGCACCGTCATCTTTGCGAAAGGTGACGAGGTGATCTTCAAGACTCGCCATAACGACGACCACAAGCTGTGGGTTCCTCAGAAAGATCACATTCAATTCTTCCAAGGTTCGGAAGGATTCAACGTTTACGTCGCCGAGCTTCTGCACTCGAAGGTCTCTGGTGGGCCAAAGAACGAGCTCTACATCTTCGATCAGCTGGTCTCAAATGGGGTTTCGCTGGTCGGTACGACCTTCGGCTCCAGGATGATCAAGATGATGAAGGAGCTCGGCGGTGAAGCCGAGTTCGATCAGTACCGCGTCGCAGAGCGGATCACGCTGGCGAAGTGCTTCAGCAGCGGCTTCACTTCTCTCTTCGATAACCTGAGCAAGGAAGACGAGGGCCTGGTTCTCAAGGACCCCAAGGCAGCTCTTCAAGCATGCCTGAAACCTGATGCAAACAAAGCTTGGCAAGTCAAGTGCCGAATTGCAAACGCGAACTATTCTTTCTAAGGAATTGACATGGGCTTCGACAAAGAAAAACAACTGGCGCTGTGGGTGTTTTACCTCCTGGTAACTCTCGGCCTTTCGGCAGGTGTCTATAGTCTGGCCCTGGAACTTTCAATTTCAAAGTTCGTGATAGCACAGGCCGCTGTGATTTCCAGTGGCTCGCTGTTTATTACCCACTTTAAGAACTGGTGGGAATATGTCTAAGGACATGTTTGATTCGAACGATTATAACAACTAAAGGGTGTCCATGATGTTTTTCCATATCACGTACGACGACGGCAACAAGAAGATTGCTTCTGCCTTCAAGCTGCGCGGCAACCCTCCATCCCCTGGGGATGTCCTCGTGGCCAAAAAACCTTTCTATACTCCTGTACATAGCTATAACGTCGGCGATGAACTTCACCTCATGTGCCGAACTCAGGAAGCACCTCACCACATTCTTTGCTCACTAGGCAACTGGGTAGTGAAGTGCAAATACCAGGTATCTATCTGGTCAAACGTTGAATGGGCGCTCGCAGAAGGCATCCTCGAGGTCAAGCCCAAAGAGGTATGCGATGACACTACAGGAAATAATGGACCGTCTGATCAAGGATGGGTATAAGGACTGCTACTACGACAATCTCTCACCAAAATGCATTATCGTAGGGCGGCTTGGAGAAATTGAACTTGCCCACGGAGAAGCAAAAATTTTCGATCGAAAGCATCCCTGGCCGGGATATGGAGATCACGCTTGCCATAAGAAGATCGATGACCTGTTTACGGATATTCACGTGACTTGGCCGATCAAAACAGAGGAGACACCATGCTCAACGCCATTATCAGAATTATCAACGCAATCTTTGGAAGAGGTTGCGAGGGGCCCTGTGATCAAGGACGAAAACCCTGTGAATGCTGGATGTCAAAACAAGGAGGAAACTGCAAATGAGAACCATTGAACGCATCACCGGCCCTCGTGACCTCACCAAGAACCAGCTTATCCAGCTGATCAATCAAACGTATGGTGGCTGGCCAGCCGTCGCCACTCGCGTCTATCAATTCGAGTCAAAAGACCCGAAAGAAACTGTCTATGAGTTTACCAACGAGCGTGCGCAAACATTCGACCCGAGGCCGCGCATCCTCCAGACGCCGCTGTGGGAACTGCGCTTGACCCGTGATGACTACCTCATCTATCACCTGAGCCGCGAAGCGAAGGAACGACTGGCGAAGGAATCAAAGCTGATTCAACGGCTGAAGGCATTGATTCCATGAGCCACGGTTATTTCATGAGCTTGGACGGCCAAGTTGTGCTTGGCTTCGTCCCTAATGCTAACAATTTCAAAGGTGAAACTCCACAGGTTCTCGTTCCAGCTAAGGAAGGCGATGTGATTCTCGCGTACTCGGTAGTCCGTGATGGCGAACAACGTGGCTACCTCTGGCACGTAGATGAGAAGAACTCTGCTGAACTTGAAGCAGAGCACTTCACCAAGGTGTTTGACCACAAATACACCTGCTTGGGGTTAACACATGATTCACGACCACCTAACAATCGCTGAGATTTGCAAGATCGCCATCACCAATCAGCTCTTCGTGAGCGGTTGGTGCATGCGCGGAGAAATGAAGGCGCCGTCCTTCATTCGTAAGGCCGCTCTTTTCTTTGTCGAAGAAAAGCCAGTTGGCGTTGCCATTGTCACAGAGTACTACGACGTTCAAATCTTCGTTCGCAAGGCCTATCGTCGTCAAGGTATTGGCCGCACCCTCATCAAGCACTTGAGAAAAAAGATGGGTAGGAACGCGTCAAAGCTCGACGCAGGTAAGGGCAATCAAGCAAGCGTTCATTTTTGGGAAGCCCTGAAAATGAAACGTTGGGACCTCGAATAAATAAAAAGTCAGGTTGTTCTGGTGATACAATAAACCATGGACAAACTGACTATCAACCCCAATCGGATCGAAATCGACGAAGCCTATCTCCAGATGGCAGAGATATGGGCTCGTCGTTCGAAAGCAAACCGCCTGCAAGTCGGTGCCCTCATCGTGAAGAATGGGCGCATCATCTCTGACGGTTACAATGGCATGCCATCTGGCGCTCAAGGTGAAGATGACGTGTGTGAGTACTATGACGAGGTAGGAGAAATCCGAACCAAGTCTGAGGTGCTCCATGCAGAAGCAAACGCGATTATCAAGCTCGCAGCCTCTGTTACTGGTGGTGGATCGGAAGGTGCAACTCTGTACTGTACGTATTCACCATGCCCAGAATGTGCGAAGCTAATCGTGCAGGCAAAGATAGCGCGCGTGGTGTTTCGCAATCATTATCGACTTCCAGAAGGTGTGGAACGTCTAGAGAAGCGAGGCGTCAAATGCGAACAACTTCCAAAGCCGGAAGCGCAGAAGCAGAAGAACCAGTGCATCTGCAACCCAAAGTCAGAGAAGTGCAAAAATCCACTGTGCTACGCAGTCGACCCATAAAGAAATGCCCAATGTGTGGAAGTGAGAAACACCAGTTAAATGACTGTCCGAAGTGGGCAAATGAGGATGTTTGAACAAAGTGGTGTACAAATCTAGCACAGTAGTGTATAATGAATCTACACCAACCAACTGGAGCACAAAATGCCCGACTTCCTCGATAACCTCGACTTCATGTCCCGTTCCACCATTCTTCGGAAACACGGCGTGGCACGAACGTTCTTTAATCCAGCTGATCCTCTGCACTGTGCTTCGCTGAAGCACTTCATGGAGCATGGTTCCTGGACCGTGCAGTTCTACCCGGAATTCCCGTATACCGAGGTGCCGATGACCGTCTTCGCAAAGTTCGCGGAGTATCACCTGAAGGTGAAGACCAAGTCCTCGGCAACAAGGGCAGCGGAAGCCGCCGAAAATCGCACCAGCCTGGCCAAGACCGCAGCCGCAAACCTCGAACGTGGAAAACTTCTTCAGGCAGCCCATGAAACAACTTAAGTCAGAACTGCATGATCGGAATCTTCGTTTTGACGGAGTTTCCGAAATAGAACCGGACCAGTTGGCCCGGTTTTTGCTTTTGGGCGTCCCTCCGTCAAAGCTTCGGTTGACTAAGCCATCAGAAGAAAGTGAAAAGTTCAACGAACAGGTGTCACAAGAAGAACAGCTGATGGTCGTTGGACCTGAGCCAATTCGTTTAGACATGGGGTGGCAGCTGCCAGAAGAGTACCAGAAGATCAACCTTACTGAACGCTTTGCAGCCCTATTTGAATCTCGGCTCACTGAGTCGCACACCACTGAGTACATTGAGAAGGCTCTAGATCGAATAGCATTTGAGCTAGTTGAAGTTGAGAAGCGTGGCATGGTTGAGTTCATGAGAACTGTCATCTACATTATCGACAAGCTTCGTGAAAACAAAATCGTTTGGGGAGTTGGTCGTGGTTCTTCATGCGCTTCCTATCTCCTGTTTTTAATTGGTCTCCATGTCGTCGACTGTGTTATTATGGACGTAGACCCTCAGGAATTTTACCACGATTGAGGAATTAACATGATGTTCCGGATTGGTTGTGCAGTTGCCTGCATTCTATCGCTGATTCTTACAGTTGTATTGGTCTTAAAGGATCCACAACTTCTTAAGTACGCTCTTCTTGGATTTGTAACTGGTGTCATTATAAACATTATTAGGAGACAATAATGTCTGAGCTTCTCACACTTCTAATTTGCTTTGTAGCTGGTTCAGTGCTTGGCTTTACAACAGGTGTGGGGCTCGGGTGGTACTTCATATCACAGCAGTGTAGGGTGCATCATTGACATCGGTCACTATAAATATGGTGTGCGCGTTAGCACCAATATGGAGAAAAGACAATGGGACAAAAGATTAGAAGCGCCCGTGGTGAACTGATCGACTTCGAGATGCTCGCTATCAAGCAACAACTCGCATCGGCACCGGTTCCAAAGGCAGTTGAGCAACGCAAGAAGGCCATTGACGCCAAAGATGGAGCACGTTCAATGGCTGAAGTTGAACAAGAACCAGAGGTAGATGAATTCCTAGCGGTGGCGCGTGAAGCTGCAGAAACTTCTGGAAGAGCCAAGCAATCCAAAAACAAGTAATCTATATACCCATAGGACATATCATGACAGCTGTATTCCCACTCAAAAACAACATCATGTTTTCTTTTTTGGACGAGACTGGTGGAGCAAAAGGCAAGTTTACTGATCGCACGCTTGCAAGCGGAATCATTATCCCGACCGTGGATAGCGCACAGAAGCTTCCACGCTGGGGAAGGGTAGTGGCTGCAGGCCCGGAGTCGGCTGCTGAAGTTGGGCAATTCATTCTTGTTGAAGCTTTGATGTGGACCTATGGCACTGAGGTTGACGGGCAGAAGATGTGGAAGACAGACGACACAAAGGTGTTGATGGTTACCGACGATGAAGCCTCAACTCAGGGAATGGTGTTTGAATGAGCTTTATCGACTACACTGACAGGGCGATTATGAAGATACTGGTGGATCAAATCCTCCAGTTAAATCCATGGTTAAAGCTTGGTGAACAGCTTACTGGCCCAGTGGCAACTGTATGTGAAGGCAAGATCGTGGATGTAGATGCAGCGCAAGCTGCGCCAGCGAACCTCATTCGTGGAATCAAGGTTCCAGCATCTATTCAGCCCGTTCAACAGAAATGGCAATCACTGACAACTGAAACGGTCAAGTTTAGTTTGAGTGACATTGAGAACTTCAGGCGGGCGGCGTACGATAAGGTTGACTTCAAGCTCTCAAAGCCTACGTACATTCACCCATATTTGATCATGATTCCAGCCCGTGAGTGGCTCGAGAAATACAATGTCGGTGATAAGGTAGCAGTTGAAACAGTTGATCCAGCTACCTTCCAAACACACTACGTCGAGACCACTCTGACACAACAGATGATCGATGAAAATTCCGAAGTTATCTTTAGATTTGCTTTAAGCGACTAAATGTTTTTCATAATCCTGACGTTCTGCGCGGCCCTCTTCATTGAAGGTCTTGGTTCCTTAGTCTCCGTCATCGGCATCTCTGCTTTGTTCGGAGCCAATCCAATCATCATCGCACTCGCGATTGCACTTGACGTTGGGAAGGTCGTCACAGTTTCCCTTCTCTATACCTACTGGAAGTCCCTCAAAACCTTGATGAGAGCATATGCTCTCATCGCGGCCGCGGTGACGATGACGATTACTTCTGCTGGTGCCGCAGGGTACCTCTCAGGAGAATTTCAAAAAGCGATCTTGGGCACCAAAGAAGGTGAACTGAAGGTTGCCGTGTTGAAAGAACAGCAGGCAAAGTATCAGCTTCGTAAAAAGCAGATTGATGATCAAATCGCTGCGCTGCCTCAGAAAACGACTGTAAATCAACGACTTCGCCTAATGAATGGTTTCAAGGCCGAGCAGCAGTCCCTTGACCAAAAGATTGCACAGATCGATCAACAGTTACCACAACTTCAAGTAGCTCAGATTGGAACTGAAGCAAAGGCTGGGCCGATCGTTGCCATTGCAAAGGCGTTCAAGATACCAGTTGAACAGGCAGTTTCTTGGGTCATTGGCATGATTATCACTGTGTTTGACCCACTTGCAATTTTCTTGATTATTGCTGGCAACTTCTTGGTGGTTCGGCGAAAGGCTGAGAAGGAAGTAAAAGCAGAAGTGGTAGACAACGCCCCAGCTCCTGAGCAAACCGTCATCACCAACGGTGACATCACATCACCCATGAGGATGGGCGCAGAGTTTCCGACAAGCAGCATTGATGGCGAGTACTTCTACCGAACTGATTTAAATCAAGTGTACATGTTCGTGGACGGCAAGTGGAAACAGCTCTTGCGCCCTACCACTCGTGAAGCTGTGAAGGCCGCTTTGGATAAAAAACGGGTCGGCCCTCGTGGCGTTGAAGCATATGAAAGCGACGTTGTTAAGTCATGGGAACAACCGCCTGAAACGGTTTATGAGACATACACACCGCCACCACCGCCTGTTGAACCAGAACCGGTGGAAGTTTCTGAACCTGAAATTGAGGAAAGTCAAGACGCACCTTCTGAGCAACCTACCGAAGACCGACGAACTCGTGTTGGCACTGGCATTCTTAAACCGGTCGACGTCACCCTCCCAGATACAGATGAGAAGTTAGATAAATCAAACTTCACTCCATTGACGGTTCCACATCGAGAGGAAAAATTAGAGAAACCTCGTGAGGAAATCAGCCGATCATCGCTTGGCTTGGTTCCACCTGATCCATACACCATAGTTGATGGTCGTAGAAATCCAGGATTTATAAAGCCAGACTCAATTCCAAAATGAATCAACCCTATTTCAATATAGGTGATCACGTCCGCTTCAAGCAGGCAGCAATTGATCACTACGACAATCCATCGTTTGAGGTCCTTCGGGGCCTTCTTTTTATTGTCGATGGTTACCTCATTGAAGACGGCCACGAGCTAAGGGACTTCGTTAACCTTCGCTGTCTGAACAAAAATATCTCACCAATACATGGGACCCATCATTCTGAGCTCGAGCTCGTTGCTGACGCATAACTGTGTTAAAATATACAACCGGAATAAACTTTAGGAGCGCAAAGTGAAACAGGTGTGGGTAGAAAAATTTCGTCCGAAAACCGTTGCAGAAGTAATTCTCAGCAACAACCATGAGCGCAAGACCTTCGACAAGTACGTTGAAGAACAGGAGATTCCCAACCTACTTCTACAAGGTGGTCCAGGCACCGGTAAAAGTTCCCTCTCACTTGCGTTGTCTCGTGACCTGCACATGGACCGTAGCGATGTCCTGAAGATCAACTGCTCAGATGAGAAGATCGACGCGATGCGGGACAAGGTCAAGAACTTCGCCATGACCATGGCAGTCGGCAAGTTCAAGCTTGTTCGTCTTGAAGAGCTCGATGGCATTGGGCCTGATGCACAGCGCCTGCTTCGTGACCTCATCGAGACCACTGAGCGAAACTGCAGGTTTATTGCGACCTGCAACTACATGCACCTCATCATTCCTCCACTTCGTTCTCGTTTTCAAGAATTTGTCCTTTCAGCACCAGCGAAGGACCTCGTGCTCATTCGTGCAGCAGAGATTCTAGAGGCTGAAGGAATTGAATTTGAGCTTGATGATCTCGAGAAGGTTGTCGCAGTGGCATACCCTGACTTTCGCAAGGTCATTCAGTTGATGGAGCAGTCAAGCAAGACAGGCAAGCTTATCATCAAGGGCGCTGAGTCAGCTCAGGACTGGAAGCTCCAGCTCCTTCCATTGATCGAGGCAGGCAACATCAGCGGGGCTCGTGAGCTCGTATGTGCATCTGCCACAAAGGAAGAGCTAATCGATGTGTATCGATTTCTCTATGACAACCTCCATCGCTGTAAGAAGCTGAAGCGTCAAGACGAGGCGATCGTGCTCATCGCCCAGTACCAGTATCAGCATAGTTTTGTTGCGGACCCTGAGCTGCAGGTCGCGGCTCTATTCATCGAGATTGCAGCTCTTATGTGAGGTGAATCATGTATGAACTTTACGGTCACTATGGAACATTTCCCGATGGCACTATCAACGCCATCGACCTCCCGCCTGACGTACGCGAACAGCTCTACCGCTACGTGGACGTCGAGGGTATCTTGTCGAACGCAGTCGGACCTGTTTATGGGAACTACGTTAATTTTGCGGGGTACAAGGTGAATGTTAAAATAATCGAAGCTACAGACAAAACGTACAAGGTGAAACTCGTATGAGCTTTGATATATTCGAGGGCTTAGCACAGCTCTCAAGCCGTGATCTTCGGTGGTACTCCAAGCTGTCGCCCGAGGATCAGAAAGCCGCATCACCGTTTGTCATCGCCAGGTGGATGACAGGGACTAGTGACCAGGCCCAACTTGTTCGCATAAATACGTTCGTCAACCCTTATGGCTTCTCACTAGGATCAGAGAAGTCCTTGCTCTTCTCGCTGCTTGCCGCTGCAGCAACCGGAAAAACCAAACGGTACCGGTGGTTGAAATCACCAGGAGCAAAGGCAGCTGTAAAGCTTCGCCTTGAGGTGATTAAGCAGTACTATGAGGTCTCCACACGTGAAGCCACCGGTTATGCAGACGTGATAGATGGAGCAGACATCCTCGAAATGGCCGAAGAACTTGGCTGGGGGAAAGAAGAGCTAGCCAAGCTGAAGAAAGAGGTGGACGATGGATCGGGAAACACTCAGAAACCTGTCAGCGTCAAGAAGAAATCACGCTGAGGCAGAAGCACCAACTCAACGAAAAGTAAAATGGACGTGTGAATTTTGTGAACATGACTTCGCAAGTGAGCGAGTGTTCATGAAGCACGTTTGCAAGGAACGTCTCCGCATTGAGGAGCTGCGAGGCCCAGTTGGTCAGGCTGCATACATCTACTATACGGACTGGATGCGCCTTAACAAGCGCTCTGTTCCACCGATTGAAACATTTGCGGCCTCCTCATATTACAACGCATTCATCAAGTTTGCAAATCACGTGAAGCGAGTCAACATGCCGAACCCGTCTGGGTTCGTTAGAGCAATGGTCGAGAACGGTAACGTTCAACCGAGCCTGTGGTGTCGTGACAACGTATACGCGATGTACCTCCAAGGATACGATAAGGTCGTGAGCCCAACTAAGCAGTTTCTTGACTCAGTTGACCTCATCTATGAGTACGCAAAGGAATTTGAAGTTCAACCGAGCCAGGTGTTTAAGGAAATCGGTGTCACCAAGATTCTCGACCTTGTACAACGTCGCAAGCTGTCCCCATGGTTCCTCGTGTCGTCTGGAGCATTTCGCGCGTTTATGGCCCAGTGCAATGAGACAGACACTGATCGACTTGAGAGCGGCATTCAAGTCGGTGCAATGATCATGAGGATCCAACAAAACAAGCAGAACACCGAGCTGTTTACAGAGTTCGCAAAAGCGACGAAGGAGCTGAACCTATGACTCGAAAGCTCTTTGACTCAATGGACACTGACTCGAAACGCTTCTATTCCAAGATCGTTAACACATCGGTGCTAAACCTCCATGCGGTGAAGCGAGGGTGGTTTGACGTGCTGATCTGTGAGACTGACGATCCCGACGTGATAGCTCGTTGGCGTGAAGCTGTACCACAAATAGTGCTGTTAATTAAGATCGAGAATAACAAGGACAAGGACAAGGAAGAATAACGTGGATATCGACATAGATACCGCGCCTGATTTCAAACCTAACACGATCTTCCCATCGTGGCCACGTGCGATGATCCTCAAGGATGGGAAGATGTCAGCTCACCCGTGTGGGGTCTACCCTCAAAAGATTGGGGTAGACCCAGTGACCGGCCTAGCTGCCATTCCATACGATCAAGCTGAAGACCTCGGGTACCTGAAGGTCGACTTTCTTCACCTTTCGGTGTATCAACACTTCAACACGCGTCAGGAGATCGATGATCTCCTACAGAAGGAACCTGACTGGAGCTTGCTGCAGGTTCCTTCAGCGCAGGCCAAGATATTTCAACTTGGAAAACATGGTGACCTTCTTAGCGACCTTAAGCCTAGGTCAATCATGGAACTCGCTGACATCATGGCGTTGATTCGCCCAGGTAAGAAGAACTTCATCGGCCTCTACAAGAAGGAACGGGAAGCTGCGCGTCGCATCCTCTTCGCTAGGGATGAAAGCGGGTACTCATTCAAGAAATCTCACGCGCTGGCCTACTCTTATGTGGTAGTTCTGCAGCTGCACCTAATCGAGCAGGGTCGCCTTTAATTTAACACGACTGACGAAGAACATGTTATAATGCCTCATGTACAGCTTTAAGGGAAAAGACATGAACGCAGAAGACATGAAAGAACAGTGGAACCTCTTCACTGTCACGTACGGTTCGAAGCTGTATGGCACCTCGACTCCGACCTCGGACACAGATAACAAGGTCGTCTACGTTCCGCCGCTCGGTAGCATGCTGCTGGGCAAGAAGCCATCGATCTATAAGACGCGCTTCGACGCTGAAGGCAACCCAATCGGCACCAACGACACGATGCCTGAAAACGGCGTCGAGACTGAATACTTCCCAGTGCAAACGTTCGTTCATGACTTCGTTGCTGGCCAAACGTACGCAGTTGAAATCGCGCATGCGTACCTGAGTTACGGTCCTCCAGAACATGGCTTCGGCTACAACATGGAAAAACCGATCTACGACTTCGTCAAGGAGCTGGTGGATAACTTCGGCAACTCCGAGGTGTACTCGATGGTAGGCTTCGCGATGAAGCAGACCTTCGACTACGTGAAGCGCGGTGAACGGCTCAACGACGCGAAGCGGGTTCTTGAGGCGGTAGACCGTTACATGAGCAACAGCACCATTGTTCGTCTCGATACGGTCTTCGACGGTGTGCCACTGTATCAGCTCATCGCTGCACAGGCTGGGTTGGAGACAGAAGTTCTGACGAACGGGCACAAGCCTCAAAACAGCCTGAAGCTGAACGGCCGCAACTACGTGGACACCACCACACTCGAACACTTCCGAAAGCAGATCGTCAAGCTGATCGACGCCTTTGGCGAGCGCACGAATGAGGCCGCGAAAAAGGACGTGGACTACAAGTCACTGTCGCATGCGGTTCGTGTGTATCAGCAGGCGATCGAAATCCTTGAAACTGGAAAGATCACTTTTCCACGTCCGAACGCTGAGTACCTGCTAAAGATCAAGCAGGGTCAGGTACCGCTGGAAGATGTGAAGCTGAAGCTGTCAATGTTAGACGAGGAAGTTCAGCAAATGATCGATACATCGACAATGCGTAAGCGCACTCCAGAACTGGAGAAGGCGGCTGAAGCGTGGTTGCTGACTAAGCTGATGGGCTTTTACGGCTTGCTTGCCGAAGAAGATTAATCTCGAATTGGGATCGGTGAAGATCTCTTCAACTTGATCTCGACTCCAGCAGGAATCATGCTCACACGGCGTCGCTTAATCTTAGGCGGCGCCGTGAGGTCATATTGAAAGGCATTTCCAATGAGACGCGTTACGTGAGCAAGCTCAAAGTTCTTGTAAATCCGATTCGTCAACGTCGCCATGCCTAGCCTGGAGAACTCGAAAGAAAGTGGGTACCGATATGACCCACGATAGAACCAAGCTGTCACTACACTGATCAGCTGTTTCACGTCGATTCCTTCCTGCTGCGCGTAATCTAAAACATATGCTCCAATTCCTTCTTCTGTAATGTTGTCGACGATCACCAGGTAGTTTTCCTTACGGAACTCGAGGACAGATAGAAAGAAGTAATTTCCTTGGTCTTCAGCTCGTTCGACTACCAGGTTCGGAATGCGCTTTTTTGCCATGCTTCCTCCTGAACTTGATTCTTTTATTTACCTAGGCTGGATGTCAGGTTGCATTACACATAGGCACTTTAAATTCTTTTTGGAAATTGATGCGCATCAATAACCTTATTGGTGCCTGGCATATAATTGTAAATGCACCAACCGAAACTGAAGGGCAACAAAAATTCCTGAAGTTAACGACCGGTGTCAATAGTAATTTCCTATATGCACTTTTTAAGGTGTTTGATCATGGCTACCAACCTCTCGAAAGCGGGTGCGAAGTCGGCAACCAAAATTGGCAATGGTTCCAAGGACGCGCCGGCACCAAAGCCAGCAAGGAAAACTACCGCAGCAAAAACCACGGCGACTGATAAGCCGGAACCGAAGTACATTGCACAGCAAGCCAACCGTAAGCGCTTCGCCTTCGGCCCGGTATGGAACGCAAATGTACTTGCAGGCAAAGTGAAGGACAAAATCAAGTTAGTTGCGCAAGCACAGGCCATGGGTCTTGGTACCGCAAAGGAACTTGCCAACAAAAGCCTGGATGAAATGATCGAGATCGTCGCTGACGGGCTCCGTGCCGCAGAAAAGGAAACGACATCTAACAAGCACCACTAATCCTGTTTTAAACTCTCGTGTGAGGCCTACCTAGGCCTCACTTGTCGTTTCCAGACTGGAGAAAGAAATGAAAATTGTCATTGAGCTTTTCACAACTGAGACTGAACGAGCTGGCGAGGCAATTCAGGAACTTGGCCGGCTGATGGCGACCGGCAATACACTTACAATTGATATGCTGGCGCTCACACATGTTCCCTTTTGTCTTATAGATAGCTTTGGCGTAAAGCTAGGGGAGGTGACGGTATCAATTGCTTAACCTCTAAAATTTTGCATTAAGTGAAAATAGTAGTGTACTTTTTTGGTGAGTTTGTTATAATACATCTATACCAACCAATACTGAAGGAGTTTTAAAAATGGCAACCAAAATCGAAAAAGCAGCAAAAACCACCGCAACCAAAGCAAAAACCACCAACCAGACCAAAGGAACTGAAATGACCAACGCAACCGAAACCACCGTCACCACGACCGCCGCTGACACCGCAACCGTGCAAGCCGATGTGAACACGAACGTCGTCGCCGATACCGCAACCACCGCAGTCGCACCGGCAGAAACCACGACCACGACGGCCGCACCGAAGGTCGACAAGCCGACGCCGAAATACCTGATCCAGCGCGCCAAGCGTCAACGCTACAGCTTCGGCAACACCTGGCTGAACGCAGTCCTGGCCGGCGTCGTCACCGACTACGACAAACTGGTCGCCCACGGCGTACATGTCAACGCCGGCACCAAGGAAGAACTGTCGAAGCTCGGCCTGCAAGACCTGCTGAAAGTCGTGCAAGAAGCGATCTACGCCCAGCCGGCACCGCAACCGCAGGAAGAACCGGCGGAAGAACCGAAAGCCGAAACGCCGGCAGAACCGGTCGCCGCGCCGCAAGTCGAACCGGCCGCTGAAACCACGGCAGACGAAACGGTTGCAGCCTAAGGGCAACCAAGGAGAAGGCCGGTACAAGTGCCGACCACTCCGCAAAGGAGTTGCAAATGACTACTTCACTCCTCTGGTTCCTTCATGATGAAGGAACCAGTTTTGCGGCGCGTGAAGAGAACACCTAAGAAAATGAGAAAAAAGAAATAAAAAGGTGTACATTTCTACAGGTTAGTGTATAATAACTACATCAACCAAACAACCTGAAGGAAATCAAAATGAACGCAAACATCCAATCGATCATGGCTCAAATCAAATCCCTGTCGCTCGAAGAGCAACGGATGTTGAACAAGGCCCTCGTTGCAAACATGAATGCTTTGTACAAGTCCGAGGCCGCAGAAAATGCAATGAAGTTCCGCAAAGGTGACACGGTCCAGTTCGATGCAGGTCCTCGCAAAGGCGGCATCACCAAGATCGTCATCGATAGCTTCTCTCGTGACCTCTCGTCGATCAAAGGAACTCAAATCGGCGGTTTGCGTCAGGGTTGCAAGTGGACTGTCGGTGCAAATCTCTGCACGAAGGTAACCGCCTAATTTTTGGACCCCATCGCTAAGGAGAAAATCATGATGAAGTTTCTGATGAAGCTGATTGGCGTGAAGAGCGACGAACAATTTCTCGAGGAGCTGGTTGCAAACCATGCAATCGTCGAAGAAAAGCTGAAGAACTGCAGTGCCCAGATTCACGAAGCGATCGAAAAGTTCAATGCGATGCCGGAAGGCCCGACCAAGGCCCTGATGGAAGCACACATCGAGAACATCATCAGGACAATGAACCCGCTGCGTGAAGCGCACGCGAAGCAAGCATTGACGATCGGTATTCTCCAGACGACCGTCGGTGCCAAGAAATCGGTGACGGTATGAACCAACACATCATCGAGGCGGCGAAGCTCATCGCGTACGACAACGGCGCCATCAACCGCCTACACACCGAAGAAAGCGTCGTGAAGCACATGCTCGACTCCTTGGACGTCTATACATCCGAGGAGCTGCGAGATGTAGAAAACTTCCTTGCTCACCTCAGCAAGGAAGACCTCGAGGAACTTTGCACTGGCGAGTACGGTGCGGTTCCTGCAACCAAGCTAGTCGAAGCAGTTCTCGAAAAAATGTTCGACAACATGTAATCTCTACGAAGTAGTGTACTTGAGCACGACTACGTGTTATAATGACTTCACTGAATAAATTTTGTGGAGTTTATATGAATTTCGTAGACGTGCTCAAGGAATGCCAAGAGGCAAACGGCGCTGGTTCGAAGAAGGCAATTCAAGCTGCTCTCGCCAAGCTGGATGAAAACGGTCGAAAGCTGATGCGCTACGCGATGGACCCGTACATGGTCTTCGGCGTCAAGAAGTTTGACCGTCCAAAGCAGCATAGTTCTGTTGATTCCTCGCTCGACATCTTCTTCGAGCTGTGCGATAACCTTGCATCACGTGATTTGACTGGGGATGCAGCTCGCGCAGGAGTTCGCGGTGTGCTTGCGCTCTTCACGAAAGAAACCGCTTCGTATCTCGAGCGCGTCATCGACAAGGACCCTCGGGCCGGTTTCTCGGCTGATACCTTCAACAAGGTCTGGCCGAAGGATCAAATTCCTACCTTCGAGGTGATGCTCGCCGACAAGTGCGACGACATCGAGGACTTCGAAAAGTACATCACCTTCCCCTGCCAAGCCGACTACAAGTACGACGGTCAACGCACCATCGCAATCGTTCGGTGGGGTATGCCAGTGGAATACCGTGCCCGCAGCGGCAAGGAAAGTGAGCACCTCAACGGCCTGTTCGATGACGAGCTCATGGCAATCCGCGCGGCTGTCGGCTATGACTTCATCATGGACGGCGAGGCCTTTGCGTCGGATTTCACCGAGACGATCAACGCCAAGAAGGCAGGCAACGACGCAGCAAAGGCGAACATGAAGCTGCGTGCCTTCTTCATGATGCCACTGAACGACTGGATCGCTCAGAAGACGAGCATCACGATGGAGCAGAACCGTGAGAACCTCACTGACCTGCTTCAGGACACCAAGAAGGTTGTCCTGTCGGAAGGCCGCATCGTGACTGACTACAACGACATGATGGAGTACTGCAACCACGTCATCGACGTGCACAAGCAGGAAGGTCTGATCCTGAAGGAGCTGAAGGCAGTCTACACCTGGGACCGCAGCTTCTCCTGGTGCAAGGTCAAGCGTTTCTACCCGGCTGATGCACGCATCATCGGCTTCTACTACGGTCGGCCGAAGTCGCGCCTGGAAAATACCATCGGCGGTGCTATCGTGGCAGGTTGGACCGAGGACGGGGTCTACTTCGAAACGGCAGTTGGTTCTGGCTTCATCGACATCAAGACGGACAAGACCATCATGCCGACGCGTGACGAGATCATGGCTGACCTGAAGAGCTACATCGGGAAAACGGCCGTGATCAAGTACCAGGAAGTAAGCCGCACGAAGTCGAAGAAGCACGCTTCTCTCCGCTTCCCGACGATCGAGTACATTCGCGACGACAAGGTTGTCGAGCTGGCAGATGACGCCGAGCTCGACTTCAAAGGTCGCAGCATGATCGCAGTATAAAACTTCGATTCTTTATGATAAGCCCCACCTAGGTGGGGCTTGGTTGCCATGAAACCGCCTAAGGAGCCAGAACATGAGCAAAAAACATAGCGACATGGTTCAAGTCGCTGCATACAAAATTGCCAGAGCGCTTTCTGTATTTGATGGAATGGATCCATCTGTTCGAGTGCAAATGGAACATGAAACGATGGCCCGTGTTCAAAGAATGCGCGTTGGTGAACCACTTTCTATCGAAGGTGATTACCTCATTCGCGAGTACGTTGAACCACCAACACCGCCAGTCCAAGAAAATGAGGCAGGTTCTGAGGTTGAACCGCCGTCCCCATAAATACTGAGGTAACACTAGGAGGGAGATGTGAAGCTGTATGACTTCTCTGTTTACGCTGAGAGGCGTAACGCGCTGAGAAAAGAAAATGCTGCTGCAAAAGCGGTGATAGAAGTCATGAGCCACATCGAAGCGCCTGGTGCTGTTGTAGAATTAAAAGAAAAAGTAGATGGGTGGTTTACCCTACACCAGGAGGTATCAAAAAGATACTCCTAACTGAGATGTTATATGAAACTAAAATACATACGAATTGCCTCAGATTTACATCTAGAGCAGCTTGCGGGACAGCGTGAAGAGTTCTTAGCACAGACCTACCTGCCGCCCGATCCTCGAGATTCAGAAAGCATCCTCATCCTTGCAGGTGACATCAGCTCCAAGCCTGAACAGCTGCTTAAATTTCTCCAATGGCTGAATGGGCGCTTCATCAAGGTTATCTACATTCCAGGAAACCACGAGTACTATGGTCATGAAATGACCAAATGGAATGACGACATTACGATATCTTTAGAAGCTCCTGAGATGAGCTACGTTTCATGTGCAGGTGGTAGCGTTCGTCTTGAAGAATTTAGTGATGTTCGTATCATTCACACGACCTTATGGGCAGATGGTGGTGAAACCCTTGCCGACCACGCGAACGTGGGTCGATACCTTCGTGACTTCTATGTCATCAAGAAAGATGGCAAGAGGTATACCGTAGGTGACATGAAGCTGCTACACAAAGAGCAGCGAGGAAAGCTCGAGTACTTCTTGAACATGCCGTTCAAAGGCAAGACAATTGTGGCAACCCACCACATGCCTTCGTACCGCCTCTGTCACCCTCGGTTTGGAACTGAGGCGAACGGTGGATTTGCTTCTAACTGCGATCGGATTCTGGCAGGCGACAACGCTCCACATCTGTGGGTGCACGGTCACACGCATGATACCATCGACACCAAGCTATGGAAGACCCGCATAGTTTGTAACCCAATGGGCTATCACATGGAATGGGGCAGCGTGTTCACAAAATACGCACCAAAGTTCGTCACCATCGAGAACATGGAGGAGCTGGAACAACCTCGACCAGCTTTTGAGCCTAGATCCATTTACGACGAAATCGAAAAACCAACACCTGAGTTATGAGTAACGTCATTGACCTCTTCGAATCACGTAAGAAACGTCCGGAGCCGCCAACTCTGGAAGTTCTTGCTGAGCAGTGCATCGATGAGATCAGTGAAAATTGGGAACGGTTTGCAAAGAACAACCGACTAAATGACTACTTCATCTCGTCAGTTCCAGTTTGGGCGCAACCAAAGGTGAACTACCTTTCAGACCTGAACGCGATCTCGTCGATTGAAAACAAGGTAAATCTCGCGCTTATTCTTCACGCACCAGGAACCTCTAGCTCCTCGCGTCTTGGATGGGTAGCTGCATTTGAAGTGAATGGAGTTCGTATTGAAACTCCAATCATGATGTGCGAAGCATATGCGAGGTGCTTCAACATCTTGCTCTTTCTTAAACTCAGCCGTGCACTAACTGACCACGGCATTTCACTTAGTTGAGAAACCCATGAACACAATCTCCCTCTATGCTATCATGCGTGATTCGGACAACAAGTTCTTTGGCGGGTTCGACCCGGCCAAGGGCGAAGCCATCATCGTCGATAACGTAATCCAGGCAAAGCTCTTCTCCAATAAGTTCGACATCAACCTCCGCCCTGACGAGAAGATGGTGGAAGTCATGATCACGATGACTCCTGAAAATACGAAGGTTACCGCGGCCTTCAAGCCACGTCGGCGCGTTGACCGAATCGCAGACGAAGCTGCTCAAGATCACCGAGGCAAAGTCAAGCCGCATGGTGGGCAGCGGTCAACTGACTGAGCATAAATATGGCTACTAAAAGAAAGTAGCCATGAAATTACACGAACTTCAAGATATCAAATCTCCGTCACATGCAAAGATCATAACGTACTTCGAAACCGGGCAAGGTTCGAAGTACGTGTTTTCTGCAAGCGGCGAATCAAAACGTTGGAAGTCCTCACACGCAAACACCGGTGGAGAGGACCAAGGCGCCAAGACATGGTACGAAAAGTGCATCTTCGTGCCTGACAAGTTCCACTATGAAGGCAACTCCGTTCAGTTCCTGACCAATCGATTCAGGCTGAGTGAGATTGCGTTGTCCCTTAAGGGGAACAAGGCAGCTTTCTATGTCAGAAAGAACAACAAGTGGGAGATTGCCACTTGGGACGACGCATACCCAAAGTCAAAGAAGGGACCCATCCCTCTCACGTTCGAGTTCTCCGAGAAGCCAATCGTTGGATACTCCTGTCTTGAGTTCACCAATGGACCAAATCACGCTCTCAAGAACTTTCACTTCGGAAGTGAAGTGACCAAGGTTCTCCCAATTGAGAAGGCAGACCAATCAGATATCGATAAGGTCATGAGCACAGCATAGCGGCGGAATACAGCATTAGTTCACAAATAGCGGCCGCCTTGAGCGGCCATTTTTATGACCTGATGCAGGCAGTGTTCAACATGTGTTCATCGTGATACAATAAGTTATAGCAACTTTTTTACACTGATTATATGTTTATCTACTTTCATGAATTAGGACTTGAAGAAGGTTTTCAAATTTTAGATAAGGAGAACAAGGAAGATCGGTTGATCCGAGGTCGTCGTGTTTCTGCCTGTTCAGGTTGGGAACTTTTCAAGCGGCTACGAGGACAACCAATCAAGTGCTGGTCCTGCGGCTGTGTAGCTGACCGCTGGGTTGCTGATCAGGCTCGCAACAACAAGATGGGTTACCCCGTTGTGAACCTTTATGGCATTCGAGATGGACGGCTGGTTCTCATGAACCGAGATCACATCATTCCGAAATCGCTGGGTGGGTTGGACATGGTAGAGAACCTTCGTCCTGCATGTGCTGTCTGCAACACCACTCGTCAAAACGTGATCACCGATGAAGAGCTGAAGTTTCGTCAGGACAACCCACACCTGTGGAGCCAGAAGCGATTAGAAGAAGGAATAAAAAATGCCCTCAAGCGGATTGCAAGCGAGAAGCGACCCGAGGTCATCGACGAAATATGGAGGCCGTTTGTCATGATTGGAGTGACGCTATGACAAAGACAATTAGGGTCGACACACAACGAAGCCCTGAACAAGATGATTTCATGCTTAGGTTGAAGAGCCTCGAGCTCGCGATGAAAGAGGCCACTGACGCCTATTGGAACATGAAGAAGGATTGTCCCCATGCAATCTCCTACAGCGTTAACACGCGTTGGGGCCAAGGGGAATGTTGGTGCACCATCTGCGGTACTGACTTTGGTCACTACTGTCCTGACAGTCCTGATCATGCCTGTCACTACTACACTGAAGATGGCCTGCATGTGAAGTTGAACACGGGTGAAATCATTCAAAAGCCAATTCACCCGATTGACCCAGAATGGGACTTCGTAACGGTGCAGGGGGACTGCCGCCGTTGGGAAAACGATGATAGCTGTTTGTTTTGTGGTGCACCAAGAGAAAGAAAATAAAGGAGAAGCAAAATGGGTCAAGTTGTAACTGAAGAGATGCTGAAGGACATGCACGACGGCATCAAAGAAGCCGAAGTCATGAATGAAAACATGCGGATGCACGGCACCATTGACATTCCAATGGATGCTCAGAAGATGAAGCGAGAGCAGCTCATCGCTGAAGCGGTGGCTGACGGCCGCAAGTTGGTGACGATCCGCACCATCAACGCGATCGATGACATCCCTGACGCTGACCTGATCAAGGTCGCCACCGTCGAGGGTTGGAAGGTGGTCGTGAAGGCCGGTGAGTTCAAGCCAGGCGATTTTTGTGTCTACTTCGAGGTAGATTCGTTCCTTCCAATGGATGACGATCGCTACGCCTTCCTCGAGAAGAATGCAATCACCTGGAATGGCATTCGCGGCGCGCGCCTGAAAACGATCACGCTTCGTAGGCAACGCAGCCAGGGTCTCGCGTTGCCTGTTGACATCTTCCCCGAGGTGCAGGTCTACCTTGACAGAGACGACCTTCGTGACATCAACTTCACGGGTATTCTCGGCATCATGAAGTGGGAAAAGCCGATCAATCCTCAACTGGCAGGAACCGCGAAGGGCAGCTTCCCAAGCTTCCTCCAGAAGAGCGATCAAGAGCGGTGCCAGAACATGGTGAGCTCGATCTTCGGCTACGAGAAGACGTTCCGCCCTGTTCCATCAGCTGCTACATTGCTTCCTGAAGAAATTGAGAAGGCAATCAAGGCCGATCGCATGTGCACGATTGATGGCGTGCTGCATATTGTACATCAGCCTCAAGCAAGCCGCGACACCCAGTACGAGGTGACTCTCAAGCTGGACGGCAGCTCGATGACCGTGTATCGTCGTGGAGAAGGTGATAAAGTAGAAGAAGGCGTCTGCTCGCGTAACCTCGAGTTGAAGATGGAAGGCAACGAGAACAACTCGTTCGTGCAGATGGCCAACGAAGGAGTTCTGCAGGCGCTGCGTGATGCAGACGTCACCAACGTTGCGCTGCAAGGCGAGCTCATGGGTCCTGGCATTCAAGGCAACCGCGAAAGCCTGTCGTTCAATCGCTTCTTCGTGTACAACGTCTTCGACATCAGGAAAGGCGAGTACATGAAACCAGAGGACCGCATTGCCTTCCTCGATAAGCTGAATGCAGAGGCTACCGTTCGTAATGGATTCCGTGTCGAGCACGTACCGATTCTCTACAGTAACGTGACCCTTGCCGAGCTGGGAATCCACAACATGGACGATCTGCTGAAGTTTGCTATCGGGCCAAGCATGCACAACAACGTACGTGAAGGCCTGGTCTTCAAGGCGATGGATGGTTCTCAGCAGTTCAAGGCCATCAGCAACCTGTACCTCGAACAGGAGAAGTAAGATGCCCACCATCTACAGCAAACGACATCCTCAACGCACTAACCCGCTTGAGTTTGTCGTGCTGCAGATGGGTGTCCCAAATAAAAATGGGCGCACCTACCTGCGGCAAGATGTAGCCCCAGCCCTGCTGAAATTCAACTTCAACAACGATCCGAAGTTTGGTGTTTTCAAGGACGATGTGGGTCCTGGTGGAACTCTGCCACTTAATAAGGTAGCATTTGTCTCCGAAAACGTACACATTCGTGGCGACAAGGTATACGCAACAGTCAAGCCACTGAAAACACCAGCGGGCCTAGTCCTAGAGAAGTTGCTTGCTCTTGACCTCGTTGAATTCCGCACGCTAGGCACCTACTCTCATTTAGACAATGGGTGCATCAAGAATTGGAAATTGATTGCTGTGGTTGCTATGTCAAAGGGCGAAGGCGCGTGAAGGCTGCGATCATCGCGTTCATTGTAATATTCGGTGACTTTATCGTTTTGGGTGCGATTGCTTTCATCATTCGCTGGTGGAAGAAGAGGAAGTCTAAAAATGATGTACATCCTGTGGTTGCTGTTGTATAATGTCTCTATCAACTCAATCACAGGATTCCAAATGCAAACGATCGAATTCCATGGCAAAGCCAAAGAAGTCCTGGAACAGCTCAATCCCAAGGAGCTGATCGAACTCCGTCGTCAAGCCTATATGCGCCATCCTCAAGATCACGAGTACAACCGCGCTCAACGCATCCTCCAAACTCAAGTCATCGCTGTGCTGGCGCAGAAGGGGCACTGACATGAAGCTCCTTCGTCAAACTCTTCGTGGCTGCACCAGCCTGCCTCATGTTGGCGAACACCCTGGAACCTTGATCATGTTCATCTTCATCCTCATGGGTGGATTTGCTGGTGCAAAGGGCGGATTTTGGGGCTTCCTTGGAGGAGCCTCGTTCATGGCACTTTTTATCGTTCCATGTTACCTCGTTGGTGCATACTCACGTGCCCAATATTCCGATCAACTTGAACGTATCGCAAACCCAAAATAAAAGGTTAGCTATGAACACCACACTTCTCTGGCTTCTCGTGCTGCCTGTTGTCTGCGCGATCGTTATCTGGATTCCTCATCGAGACAAACAACAAAGCTACGTCATCGCTGGCGGGTACTGCCTCGTTGCGATTATGATCGTCTGCGCTGGCTTCTTCATCTCGAAGGGGTCGAAGACCTGGGACACTGAAATCTGGAATGGGCAGGTTGTGTCGAAGGAACGGGTGCACGACTCGTATCAACGATCGTACGAGTGTAACTGTACCACTTCCACAGATTCGAAGGGCAACCAAACTCGAACGTGTCAAACATGTTACGAGGATCACTACACAGTGACATGGAACTGCAACACGACGATCGGCGACTACCGCATCGACCACGAGGACAGCACGAGCCAAAGGGTCTACAGGCTACCTGATCCACCACGATACACCGTGATTCAGAAGGGCGATCCTGTGGCAAAGGAACACCGATACACGAACTACATCCAGGCAGTGCCCAACTCGCTCTTCACACCCGCCGCGGCCGACCTGAAGGCGAAATTTGCAAACTTGATTCCATCGTACCCAGACAAGGTGTACGACTTCTACAAGATCAACCGCTTCCTGACGCCAGGATGGGCGCCTGCAGATGCAGCTCAATGGAACCAGGACATCGCAATGGGGCTGCGTGAACGTGGTCCAAAGAAACAGGTAAATGTCATCATTGTGATAGCGAAGACGAACGACTCGAATTACGAGTATGCGCTGCGAGATGCATGGGAAGGCGCGAACAAGAACGACGTGGTGCTCATCATCGGTAGCACGGAGTACCCCAAGATTGACTTCGTTCGTGTCTTGAGCTGGACCAAGAACGAGAGCTTCAAGGTGGAGCTGCGAGATGCAGTGATGGACAAGGGCGTGATTGACAGGAGCATCGTCGACATCATGATGAAGCAGATTGACACGAATTTCGAGCGTCGTCACATGGCAGAGTTCGAGTACCTTGATGGCGAGATCGATCCTCCTGAATGGCTGGTGTTCACCTTGATCTTCCTGGTGATTGCAGGTGCAGTGGTGGTGTGGTACATGATTCCACAGTGGACGACTCCAACTTTTTACCGCCGCCGGTTCCGCTAAAATGTGTGTACAACCTAAGGAAACTAGGTTATAATGACTCATATCAACAAATAATGAAGGGAAATAAAATGGCAAATTCGAACCTGATCCGCAATCTCGCGATTGCAGGAGTAGTGGGTGTGGTTGTTCTCGGCGTTGCTGCCAGTTACTTCAGCGCTGCGAGCTACGGCAATCGAACCGAGGTGCAGCTGAAGGCGAAGTATGCTGACAACGAGAACGTCCTGTCATCTGGTTACCAGCAGCTGAAAGGCGTGGCCGGCGTTACGAAGATGGCGACCGAAGATCAAATCAACATCTTCAAGGCCGCGATTCAAGGTCGTTACGGTGCCGACGGTTCGAAGGCCGTGTTCCAAATGATCAAGGAACAAAATCCCACGGTCGACGCGCAGCTGTATCGCAAGGTGCAGCAGGTCGTCGAGTCGACGCAGAAGGAATTCCAGGTCTCGCAGACCCAGTTCCTCGACGTCAAGCGCTCCTACGAGACGGCACTGGGCTCGCCGTGGCAGGGCTTCTGGCTCGGCATCGCCGGCTACCCGAAGATCGACCTCAGCAAGTACGTGATCGTCTCGAGTGAAGGCGCAAGCGAGGCCTTCCGTACCAAGAAACAAGCGGCGCCGGACTTCGGACGGTAATCATGTACCACGATACTCCGGAAAAGATCGCGGGATATTACAAGTTGGTCGGCAAGAAGGTCTGCAAGACTTCTTTGTCGAACAACAAGACAACTCCGAAGCCGTTTAAGTCAGGGCGACGGGTGAACACGGTCAAGGCAGTAATTTTCAAACCTGAACTGACTAAACACGCGCTCTTCATCTTTGAAGAAGACGACAGCTACGTACGGTGCTACCAGTGCCGCCTCGCACCACCTGAATATTTGGCACAAGGAGAAAATGATGGGACTGTGGGATAAAGTGAAAAGCGCCATTGTTGAGGATGATGGCACCGTGGAAGCAGCTGCCCCGCAAGGGGCGCCGCAACCGCAAATGCAGAAGGTCGTGCGAACAAACGAGGGTGGCACCATGACCTCGTACCACCCAGTTGCGCCAGCAGTGAACCAGGAAATGGTAGCTGCGATTCGCAAGCAGACCTTCAGTCGTAACACCGCGCTGACTGCCCTGATCACGGCAAGCGATGCCCTCGCGGACATCATCCCCGATCCAGCGATGCGGCTGAAGGCGGCGCAGAAAACAGCAGGCGCCGGCCGCGGTGCGAAGGAACTCGCGGAAGCGGTTCAAATCCACCTGAATGACGTCGACGGTGCCGAGATGCAGTTTGGCCAAGCCCTCGAGGGCAAGATCAAGCAGGAAGTCGGCGGCCTGCAACGCCAAGCAGACGTGGCTGAGCAGTCTGTGCAGACGATGAACCAGCGCATCCAACAACTGCAGCAGGAGATTCAAAATCTCCAGCAACAATCGGCCGAGCAATCGACGAACGCGATGAACCTCCGTTCGCAGGCTGCTTCGAAGGAAGCCGAGCTCCGTCAAGCTGACACGGAATTCAAGGCAGCAGCAAACGCGGTTCGCCAAGAACTGAACAGCCACAAAGCAACCATCCTTTCCACTCTCGGCTAAGCCAAAGGAAACCAAGCAATGACTGACGAATTCAAACCCAAGTCGTTCTGGGAACGCCCAGAAGGTACCACTGGCATGGTCGCCATCGCCCTCGGTATCCTCGGACTGTACTTCTCCCTGGACTTCCTGACGAACCTGTTCGCGAAGGCGATCAACCTGGTTGGTCAGGCCATCACCCTGACCGTCCTCGGCGCCATCCTGTTCGGGCTCATCATGATCCTGACGAACTCGAAGTTCCAGACACTGATCGCATACGGCTTCAAGAGCGTGATGCGAAAGATCACCGGCGCCTTCGTCGAGATCGACCCGATCGGCATCATGAAGTCCTACATCGAGGACCTCAAGGGCAAGCGCGGCATCATGGAGGAATCCATCGGCAAGCTGCGTGGGCAAATTGCGGTCTGTGAGAAACAGGTGAACGCTAACGATGCCGAGTATGAACGCCAGATGGCGACCGTGAAGGTGGCTCGTGATCAAGGCAAGCAGTCCGCCCTCACAGTGGCAAGTCGACAGGCGGGGCGGCTCGAGAAGCTGAACAAAGAATCCCTGCGACCCCTGCTTCTCCAGATGCAGGTGCACCTCAAGGCGCTGAACAAGTACTACGAGGTGACTGGCACGGTGATCGATGACCTGAACAACGAGGTCAAGGCGCAGGAGATGCAGCGACGCATGATCCAGGAATCCTACTCAGCCATGTCGACGGCGAAGAAGATTCTGATGGGTGGCACCGACCAACGAGAACTCTTCGATCAAGCCATGGAATACGTGGTCAATGACTACGGCATGAAGATGGGCGAGATCGAGAACTTCATAGAGAACTCGAAGGGCTTCGTGGAAGGACTGGACCTCCAGAACGGAGTGTACGAGGCGGATGCCCTCAAGAAACTCCAGGAATGGGAGAACAAGGCCGACTCAATCCTGCTCGGTAACCACAAGCAGCAGATGCTCGAGCAAGCAACTCTTAACTCCACCCTGAATCAAGGGATTGGCGTGCCGGCCGCGCAGTTCGACTACTCGCAACTCCTGAACAAAAACGACAAATAAGTAACACGAACCTGGCCGATGGTGTATAATGACTCCATCGGCACATTTTGAACGAAAGCCACAGCAGATGGTGTAGTAGTGAATTTTGTGTGATAAGTCTGACAGGGCTTAAGTTTATTCAACTTTTGAAGGAAATAAGAACATGAAACTCAAACCTTTACCGAAAGCAATTCTTGTCGCCGTGATACTCGGCTCAGCTGGGTATGGTACGCACGTTGCGATGAGCAAGGGATACTTCAAACCAAGGGCCACCATCGAGGCGTCCGTTCCCGACAAGATCGATCTGCCCACTACAACCACGGGGACCTCCACGGGCCTGAGCTCGACCATCAACACCAGTCCTGTTTCCTCGCATGAAGTGATCCGTGTCAAGACGCTGGCCTGGAACGCCACTGCCGGCCTGCACTACGCCAATGGCGACGTCGATACCGCCCCCGGCTCCATCATGGACAAGCGCGGCCTGAAGGTGAACCTCAAGCGCGAAGACGACTACTCGAAGATGATCGCCGACCTCGCGTCGTTCGCGAAGGATAACTCGACTGGCGTCCACTTCGTCGTGATCATGGGCGATGGCTACCCTGCCTTCGTCAAGGGCGCTGATGAAGCGCTCGCCCCGTTCAACCAGTCGGTGGAAGTCGTCGGCGCCCTGGGCTACAGCCGTGGCGAAGACAAGTGCATCATCGACAAGAACGCGAAGCCGCAAGGTTCACTGATCGCGGGCGTGCTCGGTGACGGCGACATCAACATCTGCATCAAGTACGCGGCCGACAACGGCATCAAGGTCAATTCGGACCCGAAGACCTACGACCCGAACGCCATGAACTTCGTGGGTGTCTCGTCCTTCACTGAAGCAGACGAGAAGTTCATCGCGAACGCAACTGACCGTGGGCACCCAATCAACGGCACCGCGACCTGGACTCCAGGTGACGTGAAGGTCGCGACGAAGCGCGGCAACATCAAGGTCCTCGCCTCGACCAAGGAATACGCATGGCAGATGCCGGCGGTAGTGATCGGCAACAAGCAATGGATGGCTGCGCACCCGAACGAAGTCAAGGCCTTCCTCGCTGCGGCCTTCGAAGGCGGTGAACTGGTCCGTGCAAATGACCAAGCCCTGCTGAAAGCGGGCGCAGTGGAAGCCAAGGTGTACAGTGAAGGCGACGCAAACTACTGGGCCAAGTACTTCAAGGGTACGACCGAGAACGGCATCTCCCTGGGCGGCTCGACCACCAACGGGCTGGCA